GGTAAGAATAGAAAAGATTTATTAAAGGCAATACACTACATAGTTTTATTAATGAGTAGTGAAGACGCTAAAGATGAAGAATGGTCAGTAGATGGTTTTTTAGAATCAGATACTAGAGTTGAACAAATGGCTAAACTTAAAGACCCAATAACGCCAGTATAATTAAAAGGAGAACACTAATGACAATAGATACAAATGTAATGGTAATGAAAGAAGATTTAGGTAAAAATCTTTATAGAAAAAAGACCTATTACACACTTTGCATAGAGCAAGATGTGTTGGCAGATAATAAAGAAGCTGCTGAAACTAAACTTGGCGACAATGGTATAGACCACTCTCAAATAAACCATGAGATCACTGAACAAAAAGACGGCGTTGAAACATATATGGTTGACGCTAACTATAGTGAATCAGGAGATATTGAGTATGTTGGTAAAGTATCATATACAGATGATGAGTATGCTGAAGAAAACGGAGACGTTGAGGTTAACTCAATGGCAGACGAGGTGTACATACCAGATGAGGTTGACACAATGATTAATATTAACGCCGAAGAAATGAGAGGTAAATAATATGGCAATACACGACTTATTCAGACCACTTAACGATCTAAAAGAGATTAAGGTATCTTTAGGTGAAGGAACTGATTCAACCACTATGGATTTGATTGATGACAAGATCAAAGAGTATGAAACTGATATAGAAGCAGTTGACAAATACTTGAATAGTGAAGAATACAAAAAAGACAATGGTTTACCAATGGGATCGTTCAGTTTCAATGGTGAATAGAGTACGAATCATTGATTTTAAGGCGTCCAGGACTGTCCTAGACGCAGGAAAGTCAATGTTTATCACGCTTTTTAATGGCTTGACTTTTAAGAAGAATTGTGGTAGGATAAAGACTATTAACATAACAAAAGGATATACTATATGAGTGCAACTTTCAGATACGACAAAGAAAACTTATACAAAGAGTTTGCAGACGCAAAAGTAAAAGACGTTAAACTGTCTAAACTTGAAACACTAGATGAACAAGAAAATGACTACTTTACTAACAGACTTAAATTCTGTGTAGAACATAAAGAGTTGAAGAAGTCTAACCCTCATTATTATGAGAACGTTAGTGTTAACTTTGACGCTTTAGAAAATGCATATAGAACTGTCAATCCGAGAGATACTTTTTATCAAGTCGGCTTCGGCATGACTTATGCAATGAAGAAATCACTAGAGTCACAAGAACTTGAAATTAACATTAACAAAGAAGAATAGTGAAAAAAATTAGAGAGAGATACAGACCTGTGAATCTAAAGTTAATCAAAGGTGTAAAAACTATGCCTGATTATACTTTAGATATTAATGGTCAGAAAATGAACTCTCTACCAACAAGTGATAATATTTCAGGCAGTACTTGTAAACGTAGTTTACCAAAAGTTACATTGCCTGCTGGTAAAACAATAGGGATCGGTTACAATAAGGGAACATATCAGGTTGTAGATTCTTCCGATTTCAAAACTATGGGACGTAAAATATGAAAACTATGATGATGTTAACCATTGCTGTCTTAATGACAATGACAATGGCCAAAAGCGAAGATATTGCAACTAAAGTTACAAATCATTTGTCTAACGAAATTGTAAAGACAAAAGAATACCAAGCTAAGAGTTGGGCAGAGGGCAAAGAGCAGTTAAGTAATACTATTAACAAAATTAAATTGTTATTTGCTAAAAAACAATAAATGATGAGACTTATACTTATAATTTTACTCGGGTTAACCCTAACAAATTGTGCCAACACGAATAGATCGCAAGTTGGTGCTGTGTTAGGTTCAACCACAACCACTGGTGCATGTATAAACCTTGGTGTGCAAGACCCATATATGATAGCCGGTTGTGCTGTTGTTGGTGCATTTGCCGGTGCAGAAATTATGTATAATTCAGATTACGATGTACACAATGCTGTATTCGTAGATCATTTAAATAATGGTCCTAGTGGTTCATCTTATACAAATTGGTACAATAAAAAAACAGGCAATTCAGGTATTATAAAAGTTACTAAATCATACCTAGAGGGTCCTTTTAAATGTAAAGATTATGACGCCACTGTAGATATAACAAGTCAATGGCCACTAATTGGTGTTGGTGGTGTTAACCGTTCGGTTGTCTTTGGTACTGCTTGTCAGTTGCCAGATGGTCGTTGGGTAGAAATGGTGAGTAAATAATATGATACATAGAATAAGTGATCTTTGTAAAAAGATTGATGGAATAAAAAAAGTGAGTGATAGATTATATGATACAAAGTACAATCAACCTAAAACTCCTGAAAGAGACGCTGAAGTGAATGCAATGATAGAAGACGTACAACTACAGTGTAAATTAGTTTCCAACGATAAGGGTAAATATGAACGATAATCCTACAGTGAATAGATTAAAAGAAGAAAAGAAACAAATTATAGAACAAATGGATCATTATCAAGGCAGAGACGAAACAAAAGTACACCAACTTGAAGATGAACTTTTTGAAGTTAATGATACGTTAAAGAAATTAAAGGTACAATGAATAAATTTTTAGTAATATTAATGATACTTACAGTAAGTGCCAAAGCAGACCATGGTCATGGTGAGAATGGTGATCTATCTGGTCTAGTTGTGCCTGTAAAAAATGTTGAGGTATCAGATACCGTTAATAAGACTATTGAAGTATTAGACAAAATTGAAAGAGTTGAGAAAGAGAAAGACAAAGTTTATTATAACAAGATCACTACAATAGAACCAAAAAATGCAGCTGATCAATATTGTTATGTCAAAATTACTATCAAAACAACCGACAATACAGTTGAAAAACAAGAGACGTTGGAGTGTGCTGATGGTAGAAAAAAAGTAGATGGCCCAAGTTATTGGGAACTGTTTGCTCAGTTTTACTATAGAGATATATCTGCTCCAGAGTACTGTAGAGTCTATAGTAGACCAAAACACGTGTTTAAGTCGTTCGGAAAGACGTGTCTTAACAAGGACGGTGAATGGAAGGTACAATAATATGATTAAAAATCTAATCATACTATCACTTTTATTTGTAATAATCACTGGATTGTCTGGAAGTGAGTTCCTGGACTATATTCAAATGGGACTTGACAAAGCAGGTCAATTAGTGTATTATATAAAAAGTGAGGTAAATAATATATGATGAAAAACAAAGTAAGTAAACTTATTGGAATTGCAGTAGCAGGCCTATTAATGGCTAACTGTTCAGCAACTTACAATATGAAGTCCGAGAAAGGCAAAGTCCTTAATGAAGTGCCAAAGTGGTACATGGCTGACTTTAAAGAAAGTAAAGCATGTGATACACCTAAATTTGGTAAAGACAAAGATAAAATGTGTATCTTTGGTGTTGGTACTGCCGTATCACCAGACCTTAATCTAGCAATAGAAAAAGGTATGATGATTGCGAAAGCAGAATTAGCCGACATTATCAAAGGCGAAATGAATAAGTCTAGTAAGCAGTTTATTACTGAACTAGGAAAGAATAATAACAAAACAACAGTATCAGAGGTTGAGTCTACAATAGTAAACTTAATTAAAGAGACACCTGTTAGAGGTTATGAAATCTTTGCTAAAGATGTAACTATAACTAAAAATGGATACTACAGAGCTTGGATTGGTTTAAGATTACCAATGGGCGAATACAATAAAATGTATAACTTCACAATTGAAGAAGCTGTGGATTCATATAATGTTAAGAAAAAAGCAAACATCGCTTATGATAACTTAATGAAAACAGAAAATGAAAATAGTAATATACAGTAAAAATAACTGTCAATTCTGTACCAAGGCCAAAGAACTTGTAAAAAATCTTGGCCTTGAATACGAAGAACGTAAGATGGAAGACTTTGCGTCTTTAGATGTTATGTTAGAGGACATTGGTAAAAAAGTTAAATCAATGCCACAAGTTAAAATAGACGATGAACTAGTCGGTGGATACAATCAACTACTAGAGTTTTTTGTAGAAGAAGGCAAGATTAATTTTGAGGGCAAAGTTTTATAGTGGTTGATGAAAAGGATAATATTATACAGTTTCCCTCTAATAAGATCGTAAGAAATCTTGGTGGCACAACTGAACCTAGTCTAGACTTTGTAAAGAAACAAACTGAAGCTAATGATAAAATTAAACATGCTCAGACGAAAGCATTTGTTGAATCGTCTGTAGATAATATAGTTATGAATTTAATAAACAGTTTTTTAGACATTGCAATCAAAACAGATAAGATCACCTTTACAAAAGACTTAGCAATGGTGGTTGACTCATTAAGAGGTTTAATATACAGAGACTTTGGTATGAAACATACATCACACTCTCTTATAGATAAAATAGTACAAGTAAAACAAATGAAAAATGGCCACAGATCAGCAACAATTGATTACAGTAGAGTTATGGAAACACTTAAACCTACAAGACCATTTAATAAAGAAATTAAAGAAGAACTAGATGATCTAACAAATGGTGCCGGCACTTTCTTTGAAAGTGATGAGGACCTTGGTAACGATGATGACAAATAGTCTTTCTAACAAAATTACTCCGGTAATCGCCTCAGCAGGTTGTAAAATAGCATTTAATAACAATAAAAGGAGAGTTAAACAAAATGTTTAAATCAATTAAAAACGCTTTAAGAGGCAGAAAAGCCCTAAGCAAAACTCAAAAGGTATTAAATCTTTTGAACAAAGGTGAAGCTGTATCTTGGACAGTATTAAGAAACAAGTTTGACCTTATGTCGCCAAGAGCGATGGTTGATAAATTAAGATCACAAGGTAATATGATCTATATCAACAAGTCAGCAAAAGGAACTTCATACAGAATCGGTTCACCAACTAAAGCTATCATAGCTGCTGGTATTACTAAACTGTACGGAACACCATTCGCTTACAAAAACTAGAACATTGTGTATGGTGGCGAGCAATCGCCACCTACCTAACTCAACCAGGAAACCAGATGTCAACAGTAAAACAATTACAAACTCAAATTAAGACATTACAAGAAACCAATAAATGGTTTAAGAAACAAATAGAACCACATGATTGTGGCTGGATGTGGACAACTATTGATGGTATCAAGTATAGAATTTCAGTATTAAGAAGTAGAATAAGAGCAAAGATTAAAGGTAAAGTAACACCTAAAGACAAGCATTGGAGTGAATATAATTAAATGATACTCGTAGATTTAAATCAAGTACTAATTTCAAACCTAATGGTGCAGACCAGAGGCAAAGCAGATGTCAAACCTAATTTAGAAATGGTAAGACAAATGGTATTAAATTCATTACGTGGTTTTAATCTAAAATTTAGAGAAGAATATGGTACAATGGTACTATGTTCAGACGCTGCCAATCCATGGAGAAGAACTATATTTCCTAACTACAAACATAGTAGAAGAAAAGGAAGAGTAGATTCTGATACTGATTGGGATAACATATTCAAAATTATGATGGAGATCAAACAAGAATTGATTGATAACTTTCCATACGTAGTTATGCATGTAGATAATACAGAGGCTGACGATATTATCGCTAGTCTTATAAAATTGAGAGAAGAAGACAAATACTTAATCGTATCAGGTGACAAAGACTTTATACAGTTACACCATTACGGAGACGTTTACCAATTTAGTCCAATTCTTAAAGGTTTTATTGGTGAGCAAGTAGACCCTATACAATTCTTACACGAACAAATTATCAAAGGCGATAGATCAGATGGTGTACCAAATGTATTAAGTGATGACGATATATTTTTAAGAGACGAGAGACAAAAACCTATCAATAAGAAAAGATTGGAAGAGTTTAGAAATATAGAGAAGAATGCCATGATAGATCCAGATATTAAGAAGAATTATATCAGAAACAAGACTTTGATTGATCTATCACAGATACCGAAAGACGTAGAAAAAACGATTATAAATACTTACAGAAATTATAAAGTAAAAGATAGGTCGCTCCTGTTGAATTACTTTATTGATAATAAATTGAAATCATTAATTGAAAGTACAAGTGATTTTTAACAACATATATATGGAGAATAAATTATGCCACAATTACCACCAGTAAACAAAGCAATGATGGCGGCTCAGAGAACATCAGGTTCAGGAGAACAAACTGTACATGAAATTTTTACGCTGATCAACAACGCTAAAAACAAAGAAGACAAATTAAGAATATTAAAAAAGAACGATACAGCTGCCATGAGACAATTACTCAAAGCTGCATTTGATCCGGCAATCACATTTGATATGCCATCTGGTAATCCACCGTTTATGAGAAACGAAGCACCTGAAGGGACTGAACATACTAGTCTATTCTATGCAAGTAAAAAACTATGGCACTTTGTTAAAGGTGCAGATCCGGTAACTAATTCTTTGCAAAAAGAGAAAATGTTTCTTGGACTATTAGAATCATTACACAACAAAGACGCAGATGTATTATTAGGCATTAAGAACAAAGACCTAAACAAAACATACAAAGGTTTAACTGAAAACCTAGTTAAAGAAGCATTTAATTGGTCAGATAAATTTACTAAAAACAACTAAAAACCTCACGTTTTAGAGGGTGCGACACAAAGTACCCTCTAAAAACCCTCATTTTACTCGCTTTTCTAAAAAACTTTTCGCTTGACTTCTATACCAAACTGTGGTATCCTAAATATATTAATAAGAACAAAAGGATATATTATGAAAAAGTTGTTAATTACGGTTGCGATAGTAAACATTGTATTATGGAATGCTCTATCATCACTTGCTAAGGCAGACGATTATAACACGGCAGTTATTGGTCACGTTATATCGGAGACGATTAAGGGTACATCTATAGACAATCAAGCTATATTAGAATCTGAACTACAGAAACTTGGTCACCTTTACGCTTTAGAAATGGTAAGTGTACTTCAAAAGTATTTACCATCAATTTTAGATTCTGTTATGACAGATTTAAGATTACAAGCAGACAAGAAGTATAAATGTGAACTATTAAAAGACACAAAAGCGGTTGATAAAGATTGTATATAATGATTAACTTAATAAGGAAATATGGCATTAAGAAAATCAACAAAACTACACAAAATAAAGAAAGTTAAATCTATCATTAAAGAAGATATATCTAAAGTTGACAAGAAATACAAAACAACTTACAAAGATATAAAAATGTATTTTACTATGATAAACGAACTAGTCTTTGATAACAAACTTTCCCCTTTTAACAAAGTTCTTATTAAACAGCTTAGACACAAAACAGAGAAAATATACGGCCAAGTATTAACCTACGATTGGGATAGAACTGGTGCTAGAGAGTACCAACTTCATATGATACCGTATTATAAAAACAAAAAAGATTTCGCTTGTACGTTAGCACACGAAATGGTTCATCTATATCAGATGGCCAACGAAGGAGACACCGGTAACCATAATCAATTATTTTATAGTTATCGTTCTAAATTAAACAAAATAGGATTGGACTTATAACATGAACGACAAAGTGAGAAGAAAAGTAAAAGAACTTGACCCTTACCTTAAAGGTAGAATTGGTGAAGCATTAATACAACTACAAGAACTAGGAAAACCTTCAAATTTATCAGGAACAAGTAGAGTATACTACACTGGTAATTGGGCAAAAGACGTATATGATAACTTCACTGATAAACAGGCACAAGTTATATTTGATAAAGTTACCAAACTTAAAACTGGTCTATCTTTATATCAAGTTAAACTTCCTAAATTTACAGATGAAGAAGGACAAGAGTGGTCTGGTTACGATTACACAGCGAGGAAGATTTGAAAACATTTAAAATAATATCTAGAACCTTAATGGTTGGATTTATTATTGTATTTTGTGCAGTTTCTTTTCATTTTTATAAAGCACAGGCAAATAGTAATCTACCAAAGAAACCTGACTTTGAACATGTAAACAATCAACAGTTTATAGACAACGTTAACCAATGTTTAACTTATATCTATTTCTATAATCTTACAAAGAATAGAGTAGATAAAGATTTACTACTGGCACAGGCAGCTTTAGAGTCTGGTTGGGGAGATAGTAGATTTGCCAAAGAAGGTAAGAACCTATTTGGTATTAGAACATATGATTTAAGAGAACCTCATATGTTACCATCAAATAATCCTAAAAAATGGGGAGTTAAGGTATTTCAACATGAATGTGATGGTGTGCTATGGTATATAAATACATTAAGTAATCACCACGCATATGAAAAGTATAGAGCTCAGTTAGCTTTAGGTGCAGATAGTTTAGACCTAGTTGACACACTAGACGCATATGCCAGTGATAAAGATTATTCATGGAAAGTTAAATCAATAATCAAAAAAATAAGAGAAAAATTTAGACACTAATATGTTCCTAATTATACTAACATTTTTGAGTGCAATATCTATATCTGTAATAGCC